AAAAACTGATAAATATTTTAATAAGAGTAAAAAATAAGGAATTTAAAATATGGCTTCTACATATACTACAGATCTAGCAATACAATTAATGGCAACTGGCGAAAACGCTGGTACATGGGGTCAAATTACAAATACAAACTTAGTAGTTATTCAACAAGCAATCGCTGGGTATCAAGATATTTCTATTGCAGGTGGAGCTCAAACAACAGCTCTTGTAATGACACAAAATGCATTAGCAAATGCAAGAAACGCTGTTATCAAATTATCAGGAACAATTACAGGAAATCAAATTGTAACAGTTCCAAATGGAATTAAAAAAACTTGGATCATATCAAATGGAACTGTGGGTGCATTTACGGTTAATTTTAAATATGCTTCAACTGGAACTGGACAAACTTGGTCTACGACAGATAAAGGAATTAAAATTTTATATTCTGATGGAACTGATGTTCAAGTTGTAGATTTATCTACATTATCTGGGCAAATAGTAGCAGCTCAAATTACAAATTCAACAATCACTCAAGCTAAACTTGCATCAAATTCAGTTGGAACAGCACAACTTCAAACTAATGCTGTGACCGCTGTTAAAATTACACAATCGACAATTACACAATCAAAACTTGCAGCTAACTCTGTTGGATCAAATCAATTGATTTCTACAGGTGTTGTAGCTGCATCTTATACAGCTACTAACCTTACAGTTGATGCTGATGGTCGTATTACTGCTGCATCAACAGGTACATCGGGTGCTGGAATGGGAATACCAACATTATATGCTGTAGGACCAGCTTCTGGAACATACACAGCAAATCCTGCTGCAAGTGAAATCATTGCATATTCTTATGGTGGCGGACCAGCAGGAGGTTTTGGAGCTTATGTTGTACCTACAACACAACCATATTCTCAACCTTATTCAGTAGGTGGCCCAGGTTCTGCTACAAGATTAGGACCAGCTCCAGCACCTGTATTTATCACAAATGGAGGTCCTGCTGGAACTGCACCCGGAGCAACATTTACTTATCCAACAAGAGCTTTTGTTGTAGGTACTAGTTTTGGTAGTAGCCCAGCAGCTGGAGCATTGGTAATATTTGAAAACATAGGTACATAATAAAATATGGCTTCTATATATACTACAGATTTAGCCATTCAATTAATGGCAACCGGTGAAAATGCTGGTACATGGGGTGCAAATACAAATACAAATTTAGTAATAGTTCAGCAAGCAATCGCTGGATATCAAGGTATATCTATTGCAGGTGGAGCTCAAACGACTGCTTTATTAATAACACAGAATGCATTATCAACAGCTAAAAATGCTGTTATTAAATTAACAGGAACAATTACAGGAAATCAAGTTGTAACAGTTCCAAATGGAATTGAAAAAACATGGATTGTGTTAAATAACACAACAGGTGCTTTTACAGTTCAATTTAAATATGCATCAACTGGATCAGGGCAAACTTGGTCAACAACAGATAAAGGAATTAAAATTTTATATGGAGATGGAAGTGAAATTCAAGTTGCAGATTTATCCAATTTATCGGGGACTGTAGTTGCAGCTCAAATTACAAATTCAACTATTACACAAGCTAAACTTGCTTCTAATTCTATTGGAACAGCGCAACTTCAAACTAATGCTGTAACAGCTGTTAAAATTACTCAATCAACAATTACACAATCAAAATTAGCAGCTAACTCTGTTGGATCAAATCAATTAATTTCTACAGGTGTTGTAGCGGCATCTTATACAAATGCTTCAATCACCGTTGACGCTGACGGACGTATCACTGCTGCATCATCAGGTGGAGCAAGTGCTGGAAAAGCAATGGAAATACCTAAACTTTATTCAGTAGGACCCACGTCAGGAACATACACAGCAAACCCCGCCGCAACTAGACTTGCAGTATATATGACTGCCGGAGGAGGAGGAGGGGCCGGTGGAGACGAAAGTAATCCCACAAATCCGGGTGGTGCTGGTGGGTTCGGATTTTACAATAAACCTATAACCCAACCTTTTTCACAACCATATTCAGTGGGTGGTGGCGGTGGTGGTACCGGGTATGGAGTTCCAGGAGGAACAGGTGGTAATTCAACTATTACAAACGTAGGAACTGTAAACGGAGGGAATGGATCTGCTGCATTTGGTGGAGCTCCTGGAAATGCTGGAACTGCTCCAGCTGCTTCATTAACATATCCAGTAAGAGAATTTGTTGTAGGTGCTAGTTATGGTAATGGAGGTAGTGGAGGCAGTACTGGAATGGAATCAAGGTTTGGCGGAGGCAGCGGAAATCCTGGAGTTATAGTGGTTTTTGAAAACATAGGTAGTTAAAAATGAGTTATTTTATTTTTGTTAAAAATCAAGATAATATTGAAGGAACAATTTATAAAATTGCACAAAATCAAAACGAATTAGATAATTTAAACATAGTAAAATCTGATTATAAAATAATAGAGGATTCTGAATCTAATTTTAATTTGGTTAAATTTGGAAATAAATTTCCATTAAAATATGATAATAACGTTATTACTTATGTTGATATAGATAGTTTTTTTAAAAACAAAACAATACTCAGTGAACATTTAGAAAATATTAAATATTTAATAAAAAATTTTGTTATTAATAATCCATCTCATTCACTATTTAATCGCTGGAATGATTATTTAACACAATTAAATTCTTTAAATTTAGATAATATAAATTACCCTTTAATCATACCAATAGAACAATATTTGAATGATTTAGGACAACCTTCCTTTAATATTTTACAAATACCATAAAAACTGCTATTAATCTAGCATGTTTGATAAAGAAATAGAGTTTAGTGCTCACGAAGATTATTTTGCAATAAAAGAAGACTATCCAATACCTTCAAAATTTAATATTCCAGAATGGTATAAGAAATTAGAACATACTCTTTTTAGAAAAACAGTTAAAGGTTGTATGCCTTTTTTAGATTCTTTAACTGCGGGATATATTTTAAAAATACCTCAAGATTTTCATGTTCGTCACAATGTAAATAGCAAAAATGAAAAAGGAGAGGAATTTAAAGATTCTTTTCAAACTTATGGATTACATGATCAAGCGCAGTTATTAGCTGCAAAAAATTTAAATTTAAATTCTGGGTTAGATACTCATTCATTAGATCAACTTATAGGTTCACCATTCATTGAAAAAAATAAAAATTTACCTTTTTATAAAATATTAAACCCTTGGAAAATAAAAACTCCCAATGGATATTCTTGTTTGTTTGTTCCACCATTAAATAATTCGGATGATAGATTTTCAATAATACCAGCAATAGTTGATACAGATACTTTTCCGAATGAAATAAATTTCCCTATAGTTATTAACGGAGATAAATATCCTATTTTAGAAGATACAATAAAAAAAGGAACACCTTATGTTCAAGTAATACCATTCAAAAGAGATAATTGGAAAATGACAATATCGCCAAGAAAACAAAAAGAAATACAAAACTCTAGACTTTTTTATGGATTAACGTTATTAAATATTTATAAAGATAAATACTGGAATAAAAAATTATGGAAATAAAAAACTTTATTAAAATTTATGATGAAGTATTACCTTGGAAAGTTTTATCAAATTTAATTCGTTTTGCAAATGTTTCAGAATTTAAAGAAACTAAAGTAGGTGGAGGAGAAAAATCTAAAACAGATTTTAATATTAGAAGAACATATACATTGCCTTTAACTAATCTAAGTAACTCAATATCTAATGTTCATTGGTTTAATCTATTATATAGCTACTTTAATAAAAATTTAAAACAGTTTAAATTTGATGCAAATATTTTAGATTATGATTATAGAGATATTTTTGATATTGAAATTTTAAAATACGAAAACACAGGTTTTTACACCTGGCATGTTGATCATTTTGCAAGTGTTCCAAGAACAATGAGTTGTATTTTACTTCTTAATAATGATTATGAAGGTGGAAATCTTTGTTTTAGAAATCCAGATGGATCTGGAGAATGGGAAGTTGAAGTTAAACCAAATAGAATGATTATTTGGCCAAGTAACTTTTTATATCCACATACAGTTAAACCAGTGACGAAAGGTAAAAGGTATTCTGTTGTAGCATGGGCACTTTAAATAATAATATGGATTTAAAAGACGTGTTTAAAAAAAATTTTTTTTCTTTTAAAGAAACTTTTGATTTTAATTTTTTGTCTAATTTATTAGATAGAAATAATTTTGAATCAAATATTTCAAGCAACCAATCAAATAAATTTCTTTTTGATTCTAGTTTTAGAATAATGGGCGTTGAAAATGATTATTATTTTAAAGAATTATTTAATTTATTAAATAATGATTATAATAAAGAAAATAAAAAAGCAGATCTACATATTTATTTTTCTTTAGTGTCTGGAAGTAAAAGTATAACGCACAGAGATGGAAGTGATGTAATTATAATTTCTCTTTATGGTACAACTATTTATAAAATAGAAGAAGATTATTTTACTTTAGAACCGGGAGATTTTTTATTCATTGAAAAAAATAAATTACATAAAGCTATTGCTTTAACACCAAGAATAATTTTGTCTTATGGAACATATAAAATATAAATTAATAAAAAATTTCTTAACAAAAGAAGAAATTAAACTATTGACCGATTATTGTAGAATTAAACATAGATTAAATTTTGATTCATTTGACTTTTTAATGAATGATAATGGAGACACATATTTTTACGGAGATCCATTAATGGAATCTTTAATGGTAAATAAATTAGAATTAATGCAAAAAGAAACAGGATTAGAATTATTACCTACCTATGCATTTTGGAGAATGTATACAGTTAATGCAGATTTAAAAAAACATAAAGATAGACCTTCTTGTGAAGTAAGTGTTACTGTCATGATCGCATCTGATGGAACACCTTGGCCAATATATATGGACGGAACAGAAATAAATATGGAACCAGGTGATGCAGCGATTTATCTTGGATGTGAAGTAGAACATTGGAGAGAAGAATTTAAAGGCGATTGGCATGCACAAACATTTTTACATTATGTAGATAAAAATGGTCCAAACAAAGAATGGGTTAAAGACAAAAGATTATTATATGGCATTAAAAAATGAATTTTTTAGGCATAAGTATTAGAAACCACGATGCTAATATTTGTTATAGTTCTGGAAAAAAAATAAAATATATTAAATTTGAAAGAGAGTTTAATCAAAAACATTGGGGAACTAATCAACATTTTTTTACTCAATATGTTTTAGATAAATGGAATATTGAAGCTTCCAAAATAGATGCGGTTGCATTTGTTGCAGATATGTCAGAAGATAATATTCCTTATTTTAACACAAATTTAATTGAAGAATTTAAACCCAAAAATTTTTTTTATGAAAAATTTAAATGTCCATTTTTTAGAGTTGATCATCATTATGCTCATAGTTTAAGCACTTGGCCATTAGAAAAAAATTCTGATGTTGATTTTGTATTAGATGGAATAGGAGATTTTGAAAAAACTTATTCAATTTTTAAAAAAAACATTTTGTACAAATCATGGTGTTTAGATCAAGCGGATTCTTTAGGTAGACTATTAGGATCTCTTGCAGAGAGCCTTGAAATAAATGGTCATCCTCAAGACCTTGCTGGAAAATTAATGGGTTTAAAATCTTATGGAAAAATAGATAATAATTTTTGTAATTCTTTTAAAGATGAAATTGAAGAAATTTCAAAGATATTTGTAGATAGAAAATACTATACTTTAAAAAGTGAAGTTGATAAAAACCCCTTAAATCGTCTTGCTTCAATACATCATAAATCTGAAAAAATATTACTTAATTTTTTTTCTAAAAACGCATCAATTAAGGATACTATAATTTATTCTGGTGGAGTTGCACAAAACTCAGTTATAAACGGTTTATTGAAAAAAACTTTTCCAAATTTACACATACCGCCTCATTGTCCAGACGAAGGACTATCCTTAGGATTAATTGAATTTTTAAGAAAAAATTTTAATCAAGAACCTTTTGATTCAAGTAATTTTCCATTTTGGCAAGATGATGTTACTCCTTATTCTCAGCCAAAAATAAAAACAATAGAAAAAATCGCTGAGTTGTTAGCTCAAGGTAAAATTATTGGTTGGTATCAAGGCAATGGAGAACTAGGTCCTAGAGCACTTGGTAATAGATCCATTTTAATGAATCCAACAGTTAAAAATGGAAAAGATATTCTTAATTCAAAAGTTAAAAAAAGAGAATGGTTCAGACCTTTTGGAGCAACGATTTTAGAAAACGAAGTTAATAATTATTTTAATTTTAAACATCAAAGTGAATATATGCTATTTGTAACAGAAATATTAGACAAAGACAAATTTCCTTCTATAACTCATGTGGATGGGACATGTAGAATACAAACTTTAAATTATAAAAATAATAATTTGTATTTTGATCTATTGAATAAATTTTTTAATTTAACGGGTATACCAATGTTATTAAATACTTCTCTTAATATAAATGGTTTTCCTATATGTTCTAAACCCATACATGCTTTACAAATTTTTAAAAATACTTTAATAGATGTAGTTGTAATTGGTGATGATGTTTATATTAAATGATAAAAATACTTAATAAAGAAATTAAAATAAACACTTTTATTTTAATTGATGAAATAGAGGATAATTTTTTAATAGATGATTTACTTAAAGTTATTTATCAAAATAATAAATTTCATCATACGCAAACATATGTAATAAGTAAACACAGCAAATTTGATTTTTTAAATAATAATGATCTTTTTCATCTTTTTTTAAAAAAAATAAAAAAACAAATTAATTTAATTTGTAAAGAAAGTTTTATAGTTCAAGACGCTTGGTCAGTAATTTATAATAATGAAGATCATGCACTATTACACAATCATGTAGGAAGCACAGCTTTTTCAGGTCTCTTATATCTTACAGATGGGCCCGGACCAGGAACTTATTTTCCAGAATATGATCTTACGGTCGAAGAAAAAAAAGGCAGATTTGTTCTTTTTCATGGTAATTTACTACATGAGGTAAAAAAATTTAAATATGTTAAAGATAGAGTTGTTATTGCTTTTAATTTTGTTAAAGTAGGTTTTTTTGATGAAGGCGCGCAAGTTAAAATTATAAAATAATGATAAAAATAATTGATAATTTTTTAGAGTTAGATTTATCACAATATTTAGAACAATATTTTTTAGAATTACCACATAATTTTGGTCATTCTTCTTTAGGTTTAGGAAAAGGATCTCCTTTTTATCAAGCAAATTTAAATCCTTATGATCCTTTAATAAAATTTTTATGTTTAAAAATTCAAAAACAAGTTGAACATAAATTAGGTTTTTTAAGAGTGTATATAAATATACATTATTCAAATATGCCTGGAGAATTTCATGAAGACGATGGAGACACTACTTTTGTATTAATGACCTCTAAAACATTACAAAAAAATTCTGGTCAATTTCAAATACAAATTAATAATGATATCAACGATATTAAATCAATTGATTTTTTACAGAATCGATTGATTATATTTCCAGCATTATGGAAGCATAGAGGATTAGATCCAATTGAGCATGGAACTCCTAGAGTAACTCTTGCTTTTAAAACACAAAAAGTATAATATATTTATATGAAATTTAAACAATACGAAGATGGTTCTTGTGACATTCAGTTTTCTTGGAAAGAAAGATTAACTCTTTTTAGAAAAGGAAAACTTCATTTATCAGATGAAAATTTAAAACATTTTGGTAATAATCTTATTAAAATAGTTATGGATTGGCAATTGAAATTTAAAGAAGACGTTGCAAATAAAACAACATTTACGGATACTAAAATAGAGGGTAAATAACTCTTTATTGTTAATTATATAGATATAAGGTATAAGAACCATTATGCCTTTAAAAAAGATACCCATAAAAGCTGGATTTAACAAACAAGATACCTCAACTGCCGCAGAAGGTCAGTGGATTGATGGTGATTATATTCGCTTTCGTTATGGATACCCTGAGAAAATAGGAGGTTGGCAACAAATATTACCTGAAACATTAGCAGGTGTTGCAAGAGACCAGCACACATGGACAGATTTAGATGGTAATAAATATGCAGCAATAGGCACTAATAAAATATTAGCTATTTATTTTGAAGGTGCTTTTTATGACATTACACCCCTTGGTACAGCTATAACTGGATGTACCTATACATCAACAACTGGATCAACTACAGTTACAATCAATAAAGCAAGTCATGGACTTTCAGTTGGTGACTATATTATATTTACTTCAGTTACAACACCAGGACCAACAACCACTGGATACACATCAGCAAGTTTTACGACAAATACTTTTGAAGTAATATCAGTTCCAACTATTAATACATTTAGAATTACAATGGCTACAGCTGAAACAGGGACAGGTGTTACAGGTGGGGGATCTTTAATTACAACTCCTTATATATTTATTGGTCCAATTAATGAAACATATGGTTATGGATGGGGGACAGATACTTGGGGTAAAAATGCTTTTGGTGAAGCATCAACAATTTCAACAGTTATCTTATCACCAGCAAACTGGTCCTTTGATAACTTTGGACAAATATTAATTGCAACTATTAAAGATGGTAAAACATTTTCATGGAATCCTTCAACGGGAGGGGCTTTAAATAATAGAGCAACTATAATAGCAGGAGCTCCTACTAAATCTATTTGTTCAATTGTATCTGATAGAGATAGACATTTAATATTACTCGGAACAGAAACTACGATTGGAACTGCATCTTCTCAAGATCCAATGTTTATAAGATTTTCAAATCAAGAAGATTATAATACTTGGGCACCCACTGCAACAAATACAGCGGGTACATTTAGATTAGATACGGGGAACTATATTGTTGGAGCTGTACAAGGTAAGGATTATATATTTATTTTAACCGATCAAGCAGCTTATGTTATGCAATTTGTCGGACCTCCTTTTGTATTTTCAATTAGACAGGTGGGTACAAACTGCGGATGTATTGGTCAACATTCAATAGTCTTTGCACAAGGTGCAATATTTTGGATGGGATTTGGTGGTGGATTCTTTGTCTATGATGGTACTGTTAAACAATTACCTTCATTAGTTGAAGATTATGTGTTTACAACAGGTGGAGATAATTTAGGTATAAATTACAACTCAGCAGACATTGTTTATGGTTCTCACAATAGTTTATTTAATGAAGTAGTTTGGTTTTATCCAACAGCGAATTCAACAGTGATTAATGCATCGGTAGTTTATAACTTTGTTGAAAACACCTGGACTACAATGTCTTTATCTAGAACAACTTATTCAGATGCTCAAACATATGATAGACCCTATGCTACTCAATGGTCATCAACGAGTGTACCAACATTTCCAATCATTAATGGTATAACTAATACTTATGGTGCAACTACTTATTACGAACATGAAAAAGGTGTTAATGAAGTAAGTTATGCTGGAGTTAAAACAGCCATTCCTGCTTACATTGAGTCTGGAGATTTTGATTTAGATATAGAAGGAGATGGTCAGTATTTAATGAAGATAAATAGATTTATACCAGACTTTAAAATACTTGATGGAAATGCTAAAGTAACATTATTGTTAAGAGATTATCCATCTCAA